CTTTCGCTTCGGTATCATCTTCTCTCTGTGGCGGCTGCGCCGCCGCCGTTATCTTCGAGTTGCTTTGGTTAAAGAGTCGCTTAAGGCGGCGATAAGGCAGAAAGCTGCTGTGGTGACGCCCCAGTGCCAGTCAGGGTCAAAGCAGAAGTGTCCAAAGAACACGCAGGCGATGCACAACACATAGTGCGGGAATCCTGCGAGGGTATCTGAGTCAATATGGACCCACTTACAAAAGCGGCGGAGGTGCCAGAAAGATTTCTTTCGGTTCATAGTGTATTCAAGTGTCCCGCAGACACCCTACTAAGCCGGGTCAATCAAGGGGAGCGGCGTTTAAAGCACCCTCTGCGGACTCCCACCATAACAAAAGATGGAGACCCGTCAACAGAAAATGAAAACAAATTTTGTTTTCAGCTCAGAAGGCCCACTTTTGCTCGCCAGCAGGCGATGAGGTAGGCGTCGACGATCCCGTCATGGGGTGTCGTGGACCGCTCCGTAGCCCTCCAGTCATCGTCACATAGGCCACTCGCCTTGATCAGGGCGAAGCCTTTGGTGTGACCAGCAGGGACGACTCCGAGCATAGCTGCGTGCCACGTTCGGGGGTGGACAAGATCAATCGTGAAGTGAGGATGTAGGGCAAAAGCGTTGTAGATCATCCCGAACCCAACCGCTTGACTCCTCATGGCAGCCGCCGACTTCGCGTGCTTTGGTGCCTCTTCCAGTGTGACGTGGGCACCCGCCCACTGTTTCGCCCATGTGAGTATTGCCTCAGTATCAGGACAAAGTGAACCTCCGACGGTTTGCAAAGGCATTCGGGTCTTACCGAGAAGATTCCCAGACTGATCCACAGCACAAGCAGCTCCAGAGTTTCCGTTATCAATTCCTATCGAGATCTGATTCTTCAGCAGCTCCCCCGGATGGACTTTCTTCTTGGATTTCTTCGGCATTAGCATCAATGAGTTGGCCCAGCAAGTCACTGGTATCAAGAGAATCTTCCCCGAGTTGTTTCTGGGGTGCGTTCATGGTGACACGAACTTGAGGGACGTCGGTAACTGCAGCTCCATTTGGGCTGGCTTGGTGGTTGTTGAGCACACCGATGTCGATCTGCAGCCGTGGGCCGGAACCTCCCCCTCCAGTTTTGGCATCGAGGCCGAGGTGCTTGCTGATAATGCCGTCGAGAGTCTCCAGCTCTTTGACAGTCTTCGGAGCACGCAGGCTCCCGAGTCCGTCGCGCATTAACCTGATTCCGTGAGTCACTAGCCACGACTGGTATTTCTCGGCTGGTGTGGCGGCGGAGGCTGCACGAGTCTCGAGATTTTTGAGTTCCATTTCCCGAGCCAGGTCTTGATCAAGTTCGTTAATGCTATCGGCTTCAATCCCCAGATCACGTTTGATAGCTTCTCCCAGAGGATCGTCAATTTCCTCGGTAGCTACCTTGTCTTTAGGGATGTGGGTTCCGTAGTTGGCTTTCGCCTCCGGCGCGTATTGCTTGACCCACTTACTGATTGTGCTGGAACCAAATCCCAGCTCCCGTCCGATCTCAGCGAAGGTCCACCCTGCGTTGTGGAACTCGATGGCTTTTGCTATGAGCCTTTTCTTTTTGATAGCCTGTGGAGTCTCGGGACGGTTCCGGCGGCTGGAAGGAGGTTTAGGCATAAGACTTTCGGATTTAGGGTTCGCAGGGTATAATCCCTACATGTCCGGACCCACCCTACCTGATTTCCGAACCCCGATCAACCCTCACTATGAACCCAAGATCCGTGAGGATGGGATCATGAAGATCGGTTCCCTGACCACGGAGCCGATGAGCTTAATCACCGCCCTGCTCTATGGCTACGCGAGAAGCACCAGCCTCAAGGCTCGGGAATATTACTTCTGGCGGGTGAGTGATGAGTTCTGGAACTACGAAGGGCTGGAGGGAACCAAGCCTCAGATGGTTCGCAACCCGTGGTCTGAGTATATGGTCCGCAATACCCTGAAATACGGGAAGGTCGCTATCGGGGGAGCCGCTTCGTCCTCCAAGTCACACACCATGGCAGCATTTGCCATTATCACATGGGCCTCAGACCCTGCCAACACACAGGTTCTGATCACCTCGACCTCGAAACACGCTGCGCGGAAACGGATTTGGGGTTCAGTGATCAAGCTGCTCACACCTCTGGAAGCCTTTCTCCCATGCAAGATTCGGGATTCAATAGGTGCTGCTCCCTACGTCGACGCAAACGGCAAGGTGTATGATCAAGCAGGGCTTGCCCTGATTGCTGCTGAGAAGTCCAAGACTCGTGACGCTGTCGGAACCCTGATTGGTGCCAAGGCCGGTATCACCGCTGCAGGTCACATGGTTGTGATTGCAGATGAGCTTTCGGAACTCTCTCCTGCCATCACAGAAGCCTGCGTCACTAACTTGGCGAAGAATGACAAGATCACGATTGTCGGGATGTCCAACCCCAACTCCCAGTTCGACGCCTTCGGAGACTGGGCATCTCCGAAAGATGGTTGGGAAGACATCAATGTGATGAGCGACTACGAATGGGACACCATTTATGGGGGCCGCTACATCCGTCTGGACGGGGAGAAGTCTCCCAACATCGAAGCAGGGCAGGAACTCTACCGATTCCTACCAACTCGGGAAGCGATGGACCGAGACAAGGAACTGCTCGGGGAAGAGTCCCGCGGTTACATGCGCATGAACCGTGCTGTGTTCTTTGACTCTGATGATGACGAGGTAGTCTTCACGGAAACTGAGATCGTCCAGAATGGTGGGACCGGAGAAGCTGACTGGGAAGCGAAGCCAACGGTTGTTGCAGGGCTTGACCCTGCGTTCACCAATGGCGGAGACCGGACCATGCTCCACATCGGATACACAGGGTATGAAACCAACGGCTCCATGACTTTTGAATTTGGACCCTGTATCCAGATCAACGACAACGCGGACGATAAATCCACGCCACGGACCTACCAGATTGTGCAGCAAGTCAAGAAAACCTGTATCAAGTATGGAGTCTCTCCAGACAATCTGGCAGTCGACGCCACAGGAGCGGGGGCTCCGTTCTGTGATGTGCTCGCGGGAGAGTGGTCGAGCCGATTTATCAGGGTGCAGTTCGGTGGCAAACCCTCAGATAAGCGGATTTCTGAAAATAATCCGCGTCGAGCCGATGACCTCTACGTGAATAAAGTGACTGAACTTTGGTATGCCGCGAAGGAACTTTTACGCACCAAACAAATCAAAGGGTTATACGCGGACTTCATCAATGAGATCGTGAAGCGGACTTTTGAGATGCGCAAGAGCACCACCTTGAAGATTTTCCTGGAGTCGAAGCGCGACTTCAAGCAGCGCATTGGGATGTCTCCGGATAGAGCTGATGCCGGATTTCTGGCTCTCGAAGCTGCCCGTCAACGCATGGGTCTGGTATCTATGACACCACCTGAGTCTGATACAAATGGTGTAATAAAGCCTCGTAAGCGCCGGTCGCTCACCCAGTTACGAGAAGCTCTCGAGACAGAGGACATCGCCATGTATTCTTGAGTCGTGCTTCCGGATTTGACACTCACGATCCAGGCTTCAGGAAACAATTATCATCTTAGAAAGTTTTTTTCTGCGCCGAAAAAAACTCCCTCTCTCCTTTTATTCACTGTTATCCTTAACACTTAATAAAAGATACATAGGAGTTCTTTACAGGTTAGAAAAAAGCTTTCTAAGATAATAATAATCTTGAAATCGGGTCCGCGAGTGGACCAATTCGGGGTGCGAGCTATCAATATAAAACCTTGAGTTTGGAGCACTCTCCGGTAGAATGCTGTCATGGGTGACGACCGATACCAGTGGGCTGTGGACCTTCGAGAGGAAAAGAAGAAAAAGTTCAAGCCTGAGAACGTGTCTTCTAATATTGCAGCTGCAGATAAAGCTTTTGATGCAGCCTTCGGGGAGACGAAGAAAGCTCCGGATTCTATGCTGTATGCTGGAGCCCGAGATGAGGGGCCTGTGCCGACGCCGGAACCTGAATTTCAACCCGGAGCCAACCTTGAGGAACGCCAAGCACTGGCTGGGGAAGCTCGGAAAGTGCTATCCGGAATCCGGTCGACTTCGGAATACGACGCCAAAGCCTTTGGTCCCGAAGGTTTTGCCAAGCAAGCTGAAGCTCTTGGCATCGGGGAGGAACGCTTCCGCGATTTCCTCGCCCGTGAAGATTTGAAGAGGCCCGGAATCAACGAGGAGGCTCGAGATTATTCTGAGAAGTCTCTCGTGGCCGAAGAAGGTGGCTTCCGCGGACTGGCCGAGCTATACCGGAACCAGTCAGATTCCAGCCTTCGTGCCCCTCTCGGAGAGAGCAACAAGAGTGGACGCCCTCTGGCCGGTCAAGGCAAGGCGCTGAAGAGTGCTATCACTGAGGAGACCGGTTCTCCTCGCCTGCTTCGGGAGGCCGCCTCCATGCGAGCCCGAGGCCACCTCGGTATGGCTCGCGCCTTGGAAGCCCGAGCAGCCGAGGTGACCCTCGGTGACCTCGACAATGGCGACTACGTTGAATCTGAATTTGAAGAGCATGTGAAAGACTTCACCGATCAGGAGAGTCAGGCTCTGAATGAGCGTTTGATGAAGCTCAAGGAAGAGGAACGCAACGAGATCCTCACTCGCCTTGAGCAGATGAATCCCGGCGACAG